TACCTCTACTTTAACCGTTTGAAAGTTTTTGGGTAAAAAAATAGCTGCCTATATCATTCTGGTCGATATCAAGAACCTCGCTCCATGTAATGATATTCTCCTGTGTGAACGATGATCTGCCGGATAATTTTGCCGTTATACTCTGTTCCGACTGCCCGACACGCTTTGAAAATTCAGCCTGTGAGCCACAAATTTCGATGATTCGTCCACGCAACTTGTTGTATGCGAAACTCATCCGTTTTCCTCCTTCCTACTAAATATTGTGTTTTTCTTGGGACGTCTTAACTTTAACACTTTGAAAGTTATTAGTCAACACAAATTTTTAATTTTTTGAAAGTTATTCTTTAATATGTTGAAATTTGATACAATATTGTGTATTATTTTCCACAAAAGGAGGTTGTTATATGATAAATAAGGTAGCTGAATTCAAAGACCGACTTATTAAGGCTATGTCTGATAGGGATGTAAGAGCCGTTCAAGTTACGGCCATGACAGGAATAAGTGAAGCAACTATTTCACAATATAGAAGTGGTTATGCTAAACCAAAAGCAGATAAATTACAAACACTTGCTGATGCTTTGGATGTCAACCCCGCTTGGTTAATGGGTTTGGATGTTCCAATGGATAATGTAGTAAAAATTCAATCTTTTGACGATCCGAATCATTATGAACTTACATGGGCCGAAAGAGGTGGCGGTAAACATGAATTGATTCTATCTGAAAAAGAAGAAAAACTAATCCGTAGATATCGCACGGCAGACGATCAGACAAAAGAAATGGTTGAAAGAATACTTCGATATCCACCGAAATCATTAAGTTTCGCCGCGAGAAGAAAAACTAAACCGAGTACAAAACTTATAGTACGCAGGAAAGAAAAAGTATGAAAAAACAAACTCTCCCCAAAGGAGTCGAGAAATTATCTTCCGGCTCCTATCGTTATAAAAAGATGGTTAACGGCCAACTGATCCGCAAGACCTTCGACCACATCCCGAACGAGGTCGAGATATCTCTTCTTATAGCGGAAAAATCGCAGACCGTAACCGTGGACGATAGCAAGACTTTTGCCGCCTGTTGTATGGAATATATCAGAATAAAAGAGAATGTCCTCGCGCCTGGAACTCTAAACGCTTATGAGAGCATTATTCGCAATATGTCGGATGGCTTCAAACATCTGAAACTCTCCCAGATCACGCAGATAACGGTCCAAAAAGAGGTTAACGATTACTCGGCCACCCATTCTGCTAAATCGACCAAGAACTTTAACGGCTTCGTAATTTCCGTTTTAAGGACATTTAAGCCTAACATGGTAATTCGTACCACCCTGCCACCTAAAAGCGAAAATAAGGGCATTCTACCAAGCGAAAACGATATCAGAACGCTCCTCGATGCGGTTAAAGACACAGAGTATTCAATTATCTTCCAATTAGGTGTGCTCGGACTCCGCCGATCGGAAGCGTGCGCTCTCACTCTGGATGATATTAACGGAAATGTTCTAACTATAAACAAAGCAAAGGTTAAGGGCCGTAACGGAGAATGGACCATACGGAAATATACCAAGACCGCCGAATCCACTCGGACCATTATCCTACCGGAACCGCTTGTCAACGAGATCAGGGAACGAGGATCTATCTATAACGGATCTCCGGACACTCTGCTTAAGTATCTGCATCGGCTCCAGAAGAAGTACGACCTACCGAATTTTAAGCTGCACTCACTCCGGCATTATTTCGCATCATATTGTCATGCAAAGGGAATACCTGATGCGTATGTTAAAGAAATGGGCGGATGGTCCCCGACTTCGGATGTAATGGAAAAAGTTTATCAAGAGACGATGGATAATGAGACAATGAAGATGCAAGAGAAGATGGGAAACATATTACTATAAAATTTTTTTACCCTGTCCGTGGACAAATTTGGACAAAATGTATGTCAATACCATTGACAAACGGCTTAAATACGTTGTCATTTTAGACAGAAAAAATCCCTTGAAATCAAGGTTTTTGCCTAGAAATCAAGGGATTCTTTATTAAGCTTCCGACGGGAATCGGAAAAATCGGAAATATCAAATAAATTCAGTATTTATAAGGGTTTCAGAAAACGCCTTGGACAAAATTGGACAACGTGGACAATTACTTAATCTTGTCGATCTCCTCCCAGGTCAACGGTCCGCATATTCCATCATTTTTAAGAAAATGGCTTATCTGGAAGTTCTGAACGCATAGATCGGTCAATGAGCTGAAGTAATCTGATTTAGGATCTACACCATAACCACACTTCTTAAGCTGCTTATGTAAGTATAACACATCTTCGCCCTTGCTCCCGATCCGGAGTGTCGGTCTCTTCTTATTTATAATAGAAGGAGTTGTTCCGTTATCGGAATATTTCGGTCTCGCATAAGCCACTATATTCTTATTCCTGGATCTGGCCATCACGCAGCCACCGTTATCGTTCGAGCTAACGGATGTATTCCCCTCGATGGTCTTGATGATCTTGCCATCTACACCTACAACTATACCCACATGATTCGTCCTCCGGGCATTGGTCGAGTAGTGGAAGAACACAATGTCACCGGGTTTAGGATCTTTAACTATCTGTCCTTTGCGTTCAAACCATTCAAGCATATTAAGGCAAGAAGCGGTTTTCGGGCATAACGAACGATCATCCTTAAAACACCATGATACAAAAACGGCACACCAAGGATAAGCACTACCACTAACGGGTTTGCCATAATACCAAGTGTTGTAAATAACATTGTTTGATCCCGGAGGATTTTCTTTAACACCTATTTGTGATTTTGCGATTTTAATAAGTTCTTGTGCTGTCATAGTTTTTTTATATGTAAAAGCCGCACCGTAGAATGGTTATTGTCTATAAGGGGGGTTACTTTGGACTAATCTCTATTGTGCGTTTCGGTCTGTATTGAAAGGTAAAAGACGATGCGGCCTTTACTGTTAATTATAGTTTGTGAATATATGTCTTAATATGTTCATGGATAAGGTAAATAGAACAAACAACCCTACCATGACCGATATGCGTTTCATGCGTCCTCGCTTTTGTCGATATCAATTCTTTTCTCGACCGCTTTACCGTCTACCCATGCTTCACAAAATGCGTAGATAGCGGCTGAAAGAATACCGCAAACAGTACCGATGATTATTACGGTCTGATTAGACGTTACGATACCGCTAATAGAAGTTGCTATACTTCCCAAAAATGCGGCAATACAAACGAGGAATTTTCTTGATATCCATTTGTTTTCTCTCATATTGGCATCTCCTTATATCTGAATTTTCTTAAATCTCCTACATAAAAGGCTTTCTCTACTGGCATACCCTTACTTAACCTTCGACCTATTATGTTTGGATTTATCCCTAACTTATCTCCCCACTCTGAAAGAGTATGGGTTTCTCCTTTATATGTAACTCTATGATTTACCCTTGTGTTATTCGACTGCTCTTTTATCGTAGCCCACCGACAGTTAGACGGTTCATAGTTCCCATTTACGTTTATTCGGTCTAGGGTTAAGTTATCAGCATATCCATTTGCCAAAGCCCACGTTCTGAAAACTGTGAAATCGTTTACCCATTCATCACATATTTTTATTCCTCTGCCCCCATAATGCTTATATCCTCTAATGTTCGGATTCAAGCATCGGTTTTTCATTCCCGACCATATATGATGTAGTCTGTCAATTTTTCCTCTAGGAGTACAACCATGTTTGTAGTTTTTGTTTGCCATGTATTCTTTACGATAGCAACCACAACTGTTTGATGTTCCTTTGACTAAACTGTTAAGGTTTATTGACTTCTCATTTCCACAGTCGCACTTGCAAAGGATATATCTGTGTCCGTACTGATGCTCTGCTTCACGGATAACTGTCAGTCTGCCGAATCTCTGACCTGGAGTTACTGTAACGATATTTCTCATGCGTTTACCTCGCTTTCGTAAACTCGCTATTATAAATGCCGAGGAAACAACTAGCGAATGTTGCTTTCGTGTTGCAATCACTATCCTCGGCACTATTATCTCGTATTTATTTAATTTGTGGAAAGATAACAGTGTGGATAATCACTCACTACCTCTCCTTTTTTTGTCCTTGTAAATCATAACCGTGTTGATAGTTTCTATTCCAAACGCTCCAAAGAACGCACCTATTAAGGTATCAGGAACACTCTGATAGATGCAAAAAATGATAATCATTGTAATTGTGAATATCAGCAACAAGACCGTACAGAATATAAGTATCTTGTCTATTGTGTTTAGTTTACTTTTCTTCATGGTTTTCTAAATCCGTTAGACGATGCTCTGAAACACTCTCACGATTCTGCAACACGGCAACATCCTTTTCAAGAACGGCTACACGTTCCATGAAATTGTTGTGCTTCATCACTTTCTGTTCAAGGGCATCAAACTTAACTTCCATAACGCTCTGCCAGTTCTGTGTCTGCGCTCTCATGTCGGTAAGATTATCGTTGTTCTGTCTGACCGCATCTTTGACTTTGGCAATTTCACGCATATATTCTTCCTTGTGTCCGTCAAGTTTGTTGTCGAAACTGGTCTTGAAATCTTCCAATGCCTTGTTGTGCGCTTCTTCTGCTTTGCGCTTGTTCTCTTTAGTTGCCGTGATGAAACCTAGTATAGTTCCCAGTGCGGTTACTGCACCAGTGATGATACTCGGTAATACTGCTGATAAGTCCATAAGTTATCCCTCAACGTAAGCCCCAACAGAATCCTTTTTGATACATCCACCAAGAGAGTTTGTAATCTTGATATCCATGTAAGTATGATTCTTGCCAAGGTCTGCTGATACATCGGATAACTTCTTGTAATACTTTGAAAGTGCGGAATTTTCATCACCGACTTTTTCTCTGCCACCGTATTCTGCATAAGCACCGTCTTTAAGTATCTGTTCAATCGTGTCAATGTAGTAAGCCATGTTCGTTCTCCTTTACTGTATTGAAATTGTAATTGTTGTGATATATTCAAGCGGTTCAAAGTAAACCGTTATTATATCTTGTGTACGCTCAACAGTGTAGTTCGGATAATTGCCCTGTTCGTCTTTGACATATACCGTAAGGTTTCCGTCTTTGACACCATTGAATACCACTTCCGTATCACCCAAGTATGCGGTTTTTGTTTCCGTGTACGGTGTAATGTTTTCTACCGCATTTGCCGTTTCATCTACCTTAATGAATGTGGGTGCGTTGTTGGTCTGTACTTGTATGAAGTTTGTCTGCAAGTCCTTGACTTTTGATTCAAGGATATTTAAGCGTTCTTCTAGTGTTTTCATGTGTTCTCCTTATTCGTACCACAAAGCGGAAACATCTGCGGTTGTTGCATTAACTGTCCTTAAACCAATGAGAGGCTCGTTATTTGCCGTTAAAGTTGTCAATACATCACTTGAACTCGTTATGCTTTCCTCTGCTACTGTGCCTGTTGACAAGTTTTTACTGCTCATTTTAGCAATAACATAAGTTGAACCGCTATTCTTCTTTGCTATTGTCTTAATTGCAGTCATGCCTGAAACGCTATTCTTTGTACCAACACCGCATATCTGATTATTTCCACTAGAGAATGAAATAGTCTGTTTATTAAATGTTGGATTGACAAGTGTATAAGAATGTTGCCACCCATTTGCGGTATTACAGATTTCAAGGTTGTCACTCTGATACCCATACCAATAAAGCATCTTTGACTTTGCAACAGGGAATATCTCAATATCCGTAGTCGCACTCGTAATGGTAACGGTCTTTGAATAACTCTCTGATAGGTTGTCGGGGTTTTTTGCTACCGTAGAATAGAACGTGTATGTTCCATTCGGAAGTGATATAGCATCGTAGCACTTACCCTCACTATCCGTGTATGCTATTGGTATTATGTTGTTGCTACTGTCTTTGATATAAAGGACATCACAAGCGGCTGAATAGTAGGTCGGGGTAGTGTGTGCATCTTCGCACCAAAGACCATGTATATCAACCTGTCTTGTGGTACTTGTGTATTCGCCTATTCCTATATAGAAATTTGAATACAATGATGTATCCTGTGAGAATAAGTGCATACCCGACTGTGTGATATTTGCATTGGTCAAAGGGTTTCCTATGTCTTTGCTTGATGCAACTCTGAAATCACCGTAAATAGCATTTCCTGCCGTAACACCATTGACAATAGCCTTTACTTTATCTGCCGATGATATTGCCGTTTTGTTTCCTATTTCAGCACAAACAACACCCGATGTGACTTTTGTTGTTACCGAGTTTTTGTTGTATGTGGGTGCGCTCATTGTAACGGAACCTGCAACACTCCAACCATTCGTTCCCAATACGGATTCAGAGTCTTTCTCATATCCATACCAATAAAGTGAATTATCGGGCATTACATAAATATCCGTTGTAGCGTTTGTTATCTGCACCCTCTTGAAATACTTTTCATCAAGTTTTTCGGGTACTTTTGATTTATCGTTATCAACGAATGTCACATACGGGTTAGTGGGTGAACACGTTATGGTTACGTTTGATTTTTCGCCGTATTCATCAAGTGTCTGTGTCTGCAAACCACCAATGTCAACATACTTTATCGTTGCTTCATTTGCACCATGTAATGTTACTGTCGCTACAATGTATGTCCTTAACTGTGCTGATACCGAAACACTTAAATCATCGACTTCCGCATCTACTGAATACGGTGTGCCGCTATATGTTCCACTAATTGTCCACGTTCCTGTGTTCGGGGGATAGAATGACATTGTGTTACTTGCGCTCGGTGCGGTCTTTGTTATTGTGGTTACTCCGTCTGAACAAGTAAGAGATAACCCACGGAACTCGTTGTCATAGGTAAGGTCTATCTCACCAAAAACGATCGTGTCTGTTGCGGTCTGTCCTGATGTAGATATTGAAATACTTGTACCATCTTTTGATATACCGTCAACCGTTGCCGTTGCTTTCCAGGTACCCGTATTCGGGATCGAGAATGCCATTGGATTCTGATTTGCATACAGAGTAGTTGTTCCGTCTGATATTGAGCACGTTCCGGCACTCGGATATGTAACCGTGATAGTTGCCTCAAAGAAGGTGATCGTCATGGTATAGTTTCCAAAATACGGAATGTTCAAAGTTCTTGTTGCGGTCTGCGATCCGTCTGAAGTAGTGATCGTAACATCACCCGTTACCGTTACTCCCTGGAACGTGGCAAGACCGAAGTTGTTGAACTGTGTTGTACGAGAATACCCACCCTTTGAGAGTGTTACATCTTCTCCGAATAGAGTTGACTCTGTTGTTGCAATAGCAACCGTTGAGCCTGTTGCAACTGTTTTATTCTTCCACTTTGTAGAGGCTCCATCATATACAAGAGCCTGTCCGTCTGTTTCCCCGGAGATCGAAACATCCGACAACCCCGCAAGTGATGATCCTGTTCCGTGTTCTGCGTAGTATTTTGCGTTGTTATGATAAGCCGGATCAGTAGAGGGAACATCAACACCGTCTCTCTGACCTACCGCCCATGCTTCTGAATCTTCTGCGCTACCGTTTGCCGCCGTTGCACTAGCACTAGCACTATTTGCCGCACTCTGACAGTTAGCGAGATAATTGGGTTCGAGTTTACTTCCTGTGATAGAACCGTCAACGATCCCCGCCGTGACGGTCTTATTTCCGCTTGCATCTGTCGTGACAGTAAAATCAATAACACTCGAATCCGCAAACGTGTATGTCTTGATAAGGCTCCCGACATCGGCCGTGTATGTAGTACCATCGTCTGTGGTCATGGTTATAACACCCTGTGGACTCATTGAGAACGATACCGGGATTTTCTCAATGTTAAGGTCCACCGTCTTTGTGGTTCCGTTCTGCCAAGTGAAAACAAACACCCCGGTCGAGGTGTTGTAGTCAATACTTTTGACAGATAAAAGTAAATCACTCTGATTGGCCTTTGTTACATCCCAGGTCCCAAGAGTCTGATCGTGTTCGTAAACCGCATAATCTATCTTGTTAAGATTAGTCGCGTTTATGGGTGAAACAATGCTCGGCTCGTTCTCCCAATTTATCCTAGAAGGATAGACATTTATATATGACATATTAAGCCTCCTTAATTATATGTCTCATAACCGAATTCCTTAACTGCTTCGTTGTACTCGTCTCCGACCGCTTCGAAGGTATCTTCTATAAGCTGAATACCTTTCATGGTCCGTCTGAAGATAAAAGACTCGAAACCACCTATATAAGTCAGAACTCCAACACGATCCCCACATTCTATCCAGGGCATTCCGAGCGCAACTGTTACATTCGGGACATACCCCATGTTTGAGATCATCGCGTACATTCTGCTTAAAAGGGTATACGCTCTCTGATACTCGTAATCCATATTTTCGTTTGAATAGAATATGTTATCGTCTATCAGATAAGTGTTCGGTGATTCGTTGCTCCCGGTGTATTCCATCTGACAAACAGGTCTTGTCTCGTTCGAGTTCGTATTGACCACGATCTGTATCTTTCCGAAGTCCTTAACCTGGTAATTGTCCTGAATAACTGACATATACCTTCCATTAGCCAGAAGGGAGTCCGTTCCCGCTCTCGGATAGAGATCTTCAGCCGGATAGAGGTCATTTCTCGGATAAAGTCCTGACTTCGTGCAATATATGAACTCGGGTTCGCCTGTGGATCTGTTTAATCTGAAGAAGCACCCACAAGGCTCCAATAATGACCGAACCACATCTCGTCCTGTTATAGAGGAATTCGAGTTATTTACTATGGCCGTATCGTTTGGGGCGTACTGATTAACGTATTTGTAATACAATAAACGCTCAAAACCATTAACGAGTTGCGGTGCCGAATCAATACTGTATATTGAAACGCTATCAATAAACCTTTGGTTAAGCTCTCCGTCATAGAAAACCGAGAACAGAGGAACATAAACCTTTATATAAGAAGTGTTCGGTACAATCATAAAATAATCTCTGCGGTTAAAACAGAAACTATCCAAGAGGTTATTGGAAGAATCGTACATCTCCACCAAAACACCGCCGTTAGTAACAATTCCTCTTTTCAGGGAATCCCAACTCTCGTATGCGGAAACCACATCATCCAGGACCGCTTCATCGTCCCATCCCTCATAATTGACCGCATCGACCATGTACATCTTGTCGGAATCTATATCGTTTATCTGGAATACTGCGTACTGATTTCTGACCGTTGAATAAGAAGCCGCATCGTTTGAAAACTTCAAATACTTATTCGATACATGGGACGTGTTCTTTATATCATTCCAATAATCGTAAAATGCGATAAGTGTCTCGGTGTAGTTGTTCCTGTTTTCGAGTCCGATCTGCTCCATGAAGTTGAAATATGCAGCGAAAATCTGTCGGCCATACTGAACATCTCTGTATGTCTGGAATACATAATCCTCGGTGTTATATCCGAACATATACTGTGTATACCAGTTATAAGCGTTCTGTTCGAGTTTGACTATATTGTCATAGGCCGTGACCTGTTGTTTGATTAAATTCTGTTTGTGTTCAAGTTTAACATCCGTTACATGGAACACTCCCAGAGAAACAGGATCAGAATAACATTCTGCGAGATGCTCTTTTATAGTACCGTAGTACACATAGCAAACACTCGGATCATAGTCGGGATAATGCGTGTAAGTCGGATCGTCATACATATAGACCATGAACTCTTTCAAGTCTGCATCTATCTGGAATGAATCTTCGCTCGTCAACTCGTTTCCGTTCTGGTCAAACCATATAAAGTACGGTCTTTTTACTTGCACTATTTTTCCGTGGTCTAATGAATTATATAACGACTCCACCGAGTAGAACTTAAAATCTGATGCTTCTGTATAGGGATGCTTTGTACTTCCATGTCTGTTCTGCTCTGTCCCATCTGCGTATACATATCGAATGCCTACCTGAAAGGAATAAGGTGCCGTGCCGGACAGTGATGTCAAGGAGTTTATTCTTATCTTATATCCCGACATTACTCTCGGTGCCTGTGAGAAATAACGGTCATATTGGGATATATTCGTATAAAAAAGATAATGACTTGTCCAATGATAACTGCCATTAACGGTCTTGTTATCATGGAATGTCTGACCGATCGGGACTATATGCGCCTGATCATACCACCAATTTATATCCATTAAATCTTCGTATGATGGAGTTCCCTGTACTCTTATGCTTGGTCTGATAACTCTGCCTTTTAAGTCATGGTTATAGCCTATTGTGGTAAACTCACAATGAGCCGACTCACATAAACCAAATTTGATATTGTCCTGTGAGCATAACGATTCTGTTAAAGAGAATGACTCAAATTCAATGTTGTCATTATCAATGTTTGGTTGTGGTATATAGTCACTCAAATCATCAACATTCTTTGAGTAGTTTTCATTAAATGTAGAGGGAAAATCGAGTGCCGCATTGACCATATCGACTTGATAATTCCACATTGTTATCGTCCCGACAAAGGCCGTTGAGTCTCCATTTATGATCTGGACATCAGTTATTTGAGTTATATAACCATTACTGTTTTTGGCATCAAATACCGCACACGGGCAATAATGGAAATTATTAAGATAATCGTTGAGGGTTACATCCACATCCTTGTATTCTGTGGTTCCATTCGTCCTCTCAACATAGCATCTGAATGTCAATGTACTCGGAGCGGTTGTGATGTTTTGCACCCGGAAACCCATTCCAAGTCTTACATAGCTAACATGCTGAATGAGTCTCATATCAACCGCATCTGTGAAATCCTCAACTGTGATCGGTGATAGTCCCTCGGCAATAGTTGTTGCGTACTCTTGATATCCAAATGTTCCCAAATAAAAATTCAGTTCATTGGGATTGCTACTGTCCGATGCCTTTACTTCTATTTCAATTTTTTTCTTTGTGGAATCTTTAAGAAAGAGGGTTTTAACCTCGTCAGACACATTAAGCATTATTGCTCCCTTATGGTAACTTCTATCTGTTCCATGTTATCTGTCCAATTCGGCATACGATACCGAGATGGAGTGAAATCTATGAATGCGTTTATATTCACCGATGTTGCCGTTTTGTTATCATATACCGTTATGGGATAAGTCAAATCGGCATTCTTGTTGAGCAACAAAACTCCCTCAAATGTGTTGTATTCTGACACATCCAAGAAAAGCATTGTAAACTTGCCCTCTATCCTTGTCCTGTATGCCGAGCGGTGTTCCTTACCGTTTGCATCTGTCCATAAGTTGTATTCATCGTTTTTCTGTACTGAATAACCAGAACCGACTACTCGGTGAGAATAGTCGGTCCCGTTTATCGCAAACATTATTGTATTTGACATACTGTCTCCTTATGCCGGAGCTATAAAGGGAGAGTTCCCTGTTGATTTTGTAAACTGATTAACTTCTTTGCGTACTGTTCGGAAGAGTCCCTGTGCATCTCCTTGGAGGAACACGGACACATCGGTTCCATTCTCGAGGAACGGTAAATATTTCTGTAACAGTGCTTCCACTGAAGAAGTATCGGATGTGGCTCTAACAGGAACAGAAGCGTTTGTACGTGCTGTACTGTTAGAAAGTAACTGTGTCGGACTAACTGTCGCAGATACTCCGGATAATTCATCCATAGTGTCCTGAACATCTTGCATTGCACCGACTCCGAAATCTTCCATTCCTTTATCGAATCCGGCAACAGTATTTTCTCCAATAGACTCAAATACTTTTGAGGGAGATTTTATACCGAGAATGTTTTTTGCTATCTGTATGAGGTCTCCAAACAATCCCTTAAACCATGAAACCATGCTGTTCCAGGCGTTTGAAATACCATTCTTGATACCTTCGACTATATTTCGACCAATATCACCTATATTTTTTATGGCATCGCCCAAAGCACGGAAAAGATCTCCTATAAGCTGTCCAGCTGACTGTAAAAGCTTCGGAATATTGTCTATAAGTCCCTTTGCGAGTTTCGAAACTAGTTCCAGCGAAACTTTCAGGAGTTCTGGAGCCAACTTAATGAGTGCCTGTACTAGTTTTGTTATAATTGTCGGTGCTTTTTCGAGGATCTTCGGAATCGCCTTAATAAGCCCTTCAGCCAGTCCGATTATCAACTGTAAGGCAGCATCGATAACCATATCGATATTGTCTAACAGTGTATCCACAAACTCGAGCACCGCATCTATTGCAGCCGGAATCAGTTCCGGAAGTGCTTGTGCTATGCCTAGTGCTAATTCAACTAGGATCTTCGTACCTGTTTCGAGAATTAACGGCAGAGACTCGATAATATACTTAACAATTTCCTTTAAGATATCCATTCCGGCTTCCATTAGTTTCGGAAGGTTATCTAATATGGCTGTCGCAAGTGCTTCGAGTATCTTAACACCCGTGTCTATTACTTGCGGAAGTGCGTCTGTGATACCGTCTACTAGACTAGATATCCCATCACTTATCATTTTCAAACCGCCCTCACCGTTTCCGGCAAAGATTTCGGTTAGACCTGCCATAACTGATGTCAGATCAGGGAGAAATTCAGCGGTTAAATTACGTGAAAGTCCACTAAAAGCGGTCTGCATGGCCGTTAATTGGTCTTGGAATGCAGCGGAAGCCTTAACCGCATCCTCTGACATTATACCGCCATATTTCGAAACTTCCTCTATAAGAGCTGCGGTTTCTTCTCTTGAGGTATTAAATAACGGAGCTAGTTCCTGTCCACTTTTTCCAAAAAGGTCGTTTGCGAGTGCTGCTCTCTCCGTGCTGTCCTCTAATCCTTGGAATCCGTTGATTACGGCACCGAACACTTCTTCTCGGCTCATTCCGGCTAGATCATCCATTGATAGTCCGAGCTGTTTGAACATTTCAATAGACTTTTCAGAACCACCTTTAGCATCATCGAGTTTATTTGTTAAGGTTTTTAACCCCGTTGTCATGTTCGACATTTCGGTTCCGGATATCTTCAGAACATAGTCCCATTGTTGGTACGCATCTGTTGACATACCAACTTTTTGAGACATTTTATCGATAGAATCACCGTAAGCAGCCACATCCTTGGATGCGTTTATGAATCCGGTTCCAATGGCAGCTAATCCGGCTCCGGCTGCCGCTACTGCTCCGGCTGTAACCTTGCCTAATCCGCCCAAAGTCTTGCCAAAGCCAGAATTAAAAGATTTTCCACTAGATTCGCCGACTCCACCGAATTCTTTTTCAATTTTACCGCTTATGCCTTGTGCCGAGGGCTCTATCTGGACATATGCTGTACCTATATCTGACATATATTACCTCGTTTTGCTCGAATACCACTCCAGGAACGCTTCTTCGGACTCGAATAATTCCACTTCGTCCTTAACCTTATCGTCTAACCCTTCTATTTTCCGGTAGACGCTTTCGGGCATATTTCGTCCCTTAAGTCCATCCTTTGTGTTTTGCCACACAAGAATAGACAATTTATCAATAATAATCGCTTGGAATGACTCTTCTAGCGTTAATGTCGTGTTTGACATCCTGCGTCTAATCCGGCTGTTGTTACCCAGTCCGTTAGCTAGATCAGCAAGATATGATATCGGATACGGCGGATTCTCCCAGTCCACTATATGTATGTGGTAAGTCTCTGCCATATCGCATTTAAGAGCATCCTCGCCTATATTCAACATATAAGCGAGGACTATGAGTTTTTTGCGTTTAGACTTTCAAGCATCTGTTGGATTTCGGCCCACAGATCTTTACTCTGGCACACCCCTTTATGGACTCTTGCAACCTCATTCATGAATGTAAGAACGTTCTCTTCGGAGCCAAAGATAAGGGAAAGTATATCCATAGCCGCCTTACCTGCTTCGGCAGGATCTTCTACGTTTTGTGCTCGTGACCATAAGAAAACGAGCCGAACATCGTCCTTAATCCGTGAATCTAATTGAAATTTAATACCACTCTTGGTAGTGCCTTTTACTATCATTGTCTATCTCCTCGTGCTCTTATAAGCTAGGCTCTTCGCCTTCGATGTACTCTGTATGAGTCTTTCCGTTAGAATCAGGATAAGCTGATACAGTGATTCCGTATGCGATAGCATCTGAATCGTTGTATGTTATAGCCTCTCTGGATGTAACGGCACCAACAGGGATAACGATCCTCTTCTTTTTGCCACCACGAAGGGCAACTTCGAATACCCAAATCTTTTCCTGCGGGTTCTCGGCTACTACATTAACCGTAATGTTGTTCTCACCATCCACTGAAACGTTTGAATCGCCGTAAACGTTCTTAAGTACGTCAACGTTCTTTGATTCGATCAGAGACAGGCTGAAGTTATCGGCAAAGCCATTAAGCGAACGTAATACAATAGAACCGCCCCAAGCCTTGATCTCGGAAACGTCCATATCGTTACTGTTCTCAACACCATCTTCGGAAACATATCCGAGACAAGTGTAAGAACCGCCAAGGTCAGTAGTTGCATCGGTAGGAAGTGCTGTTCCACTAGGAGCTACCCATACACCACCGCTGATTTTCGGCTTACCTGTACTAACGTTTGTTGAAATGTTAGCCATAAGATTTTTCCTCCTAATAATATGTCACTACAAAAACCGCCTGATAACGGTATGTTTTAGTAGTTGTGTCTGTAAAATTATATGCGGAATTAAGTTTTACACCTGAAATGCTGTCCAATGTGATAAGACTGTCTAACATGGCCGTTATGACCTTGTTATTAAGGTCAATAGCATCGTACAAGGAATCTCCGTGTGATTTTATTGCGATAGTCGCTGTCTGAATACGGTCCGTGATGATTTCGCCTGTTCTTTCGATAAGGTAAAACCTTGAAGGTCTTGTCTCGGGTACTTCCGTGTAAACTGCTACCGGAAGTTCATCCAAGCTATTCAGATAATCGTAAATAATCTTTTCTATCATGCTATTTCACCATAGATAATCCGGAGGCTCCTAGTGCTTTTAACAAGGTGTTGTCCTTGTAATTCTCTTTAGTAGCCTCTTTGTTTTCCGGATAAACATTCGATATCGCTATGAAGTTCGCTACATGGACTTCGGCAGCAAAACCTTCACCCGCGATACCTGCGACTGTCTGTCCTGCTTCCAATAATGCGCTCTGCATTTCCGCTGACTTCATTAAGTCGTTAAGACCAAGTAGATTAAGTTTTAACTCCACGTCTTTAGCCATATCTCTCAACCTTGACTTTGCTGTTCCACTTAAGAGGAATATTCTCTTCGATTCCGGCTGTGGGATAACCTATTGTCCTGTACCGTCCCGCGAAAGGTGCCGGAAGGATCACGTCTGTATCCGTCCAGTCGTTTGTATCGCCCTTCGGAATAGCCAAAGTATAAGCTAACTTCTTGCCATAAACCTGAAGAGTATCCAAAACCTCGCTAGAGGACGGTTCCCCGACCAATACATCATCGACATTTACGTTCTCTTCTGTATAAATCGGATTCCCAAGCGGATCATTCTCTTTGAATGTTTTTTTCACTAATTGAATAGTAATTCCGTGTATCATAATTAAATTCCACTGGCATCCGTCCAAAGATAGATGCTGTCATATTTTTGTATCAGTAAGCCAAGTTTTTTAAGGTCGTTTTTCATAATGGCATTGGCGATACCACCACCAGGAACGGCATAAGTGCCACTCCATGAGTATCCTAACGCGGACTGACTTTCCTGTGTCATCGCGTCACCCTCTGTTGACTGTCTCAAAATACGGCTTACTACATCCACAGTGACCACTTTAACAACACTTGCGTACGGCTCTGATACCGAAATCATCGCGTCTACGTCCTTTCCAACGGAATGTGCGATAACGCGGATTTCATCAGAAACGAGCGGAAGCAGTGCCTCCGCCCTTATTGTCTCTGAAGCCGTCAAAGGACGCCATAGAGTTGTAATGTCGCCAACTGTTGCAAAAGCTGACCGTTCACTCATTTTTTTGTCCTCTTTGCTGTTGTTTTAGGTTTAGTTTCCTTAACCTTCGGCTCTTCTTTAGGCTCTGGTTTCGGCTCTTCTACCTTTTTAGGAAGAACTGGCTCGAAATCTTCACCGCTGATTACGCACTTGGTCTCAAATTCTATTCCTGTGATTTTGTTTCTATAACGCATAAGTTACCCTCTTACAGAGATGCAGGATCTTCATCACAAATTCTTGCGAATGCTGCGGGAACAAGAATTCCCCATCCGATGAATGCTTCACCACGAAGATAAATTTCGTTGTGTCCCTTAAGATCACTACCTGCGTTATCAGGATCGCCGTACTCGATTATTTCGATAGGAATGTTCTTTGAGAATCCCCATCTGAAGTAATCCTGGAAGTTACCTACGATAGCTCTATCAACGTTGCTGTTGAATGAAACAGTGCTGTTAGAGTCGATAGGAAGTCCGTTAAGAGTTCCGGGAACAGCGCCCCATCCAAGTTCAGGATAAAGAGGCTCGTAAGAAGTAGAACCCTTCTTAAGCTGTGCGAGAGCGTTCTTCATAGCAGGAGCCATAGCCATACCTGTTACATCGTGCTCTGCTGCTTCGATCATTCCGATAGCAGTCTCAACGTTTGCGTTAACGTTTGCCTCATCAAATTCAACCTTATTTGTTACAACAGCGTCAAAGCTCTTACCTGTAAGAAGATCTGCTGAAGATCCAGTACGAGGATTAACACCGTGCATAGCCATGATATCAAGACCACGTGCTACCTTCTTTGCGAAACCATCTGCAAAAGCGGTAAGGTACTGAAGCTGAAGCTCCTCTGCACCGTACTTGAATTCGTCAGATACTCTCATACCGTATTCGATCTTAACAGGAACCATAGAAACAGAAGTCACTGTTCCGCCACCGTTTGCCTTGGCTGCTGACTCACCAACGAGATTAACTTCGCTGTCGAGGTTGAATGTAAATACCTTTTCTCCGTTGAAAGGCATAGGCTCTGATCCAGAGAGTTTAGCCAGAGAAGATTTACCTCTTACAAGTGAGAAAAGCTTGTTTGTCTGTTCAGGTGTAAAAAGTACACCACGCTGAAGTGTGTTACCCATATTCTTTTTCCTTTCTAATTCTGATTAGCGAATTGCTGATTTATTTGATTCAGCATAGAAGCTAAATCGCCTGTGTTTGATTTACTTGAATCCGTAGAATGAAGTGGCGGAGCACTCTTTGGAGCAAGGAATGATGCAAAATTCTCGGCATCCTGTTTAAGTTCTTCCTCTGTGCTTCCTACCAAACGTCCCGCTAATTCAAAAGGAACTCCGGATTCGTGAGCGATACGGCTCTTAAGATAATCATTTTCAGCCTTTGTCGCTCTGTTAGTGAGGTCTGAAACCACCTGGTCATGACTTTTTATCTTCTCGTTAGCCTTTTCGAGCTCTTCATTAGCCTTTGCGAGTTTCTTTTCGAATTCTGCTTCGAGATCCTTTATCCGGTCCGGTCCCAGATAATCTTTATATTTCTCGTTAAGATCTCGCTCTTTTCGAGCTAAACGTTCCTTGATAATCTTGTCTAATTCTTCCTGTGTTTCAATTACCTTGAATTCTTCTGACATATTTGTCCTCCTCTTTTACCGTTGAGTAACGTAATTTTTATTTATATTAAAAGTCCATGACTCTTAATAACTTATTGCTTGTTTCGGTGCATTCTCTTTAGTTGTCGCACACAACCAATAGGCCAGGATCATGCTGTCCATAATTGCGATATCGTAAGATTCCACTAACGACTTATATCCAAATCCGCCTTGTGAACCTATCGGACGCTTTTCGCAGTTCGTGACTATTTGAGTCAATGACTCTTGACCACTGTGGACAATTTTTTTAGCAAAGAGATCCTGTTCGAACATTGAATTTGCAAGAACTATCTCTCGGACCGTAGGAAGTATTGGTCTTACTTTGAATCCCTCTTCCTTCATTTGATCCGCTAGGAGTTTCTGACCACTGGCTCCGTCAATAGCTACCTTTTTAACCTTTGGATTCCTAAAATAATCGAACATCCATTTGTTTCCGGCTCTAACGGATACACAGTCTATTGTTTCAACAAAAATCCTATCATCATCTGTTCGACAAGCTATGCTCATGGCCACGTTCGTTCCGTCTCGACCATACTTAACACCGAGATACAGCGTGTCTTTGAATTTTGGCTTCTTTGTAAACTTCACATCCGCCCATTCTGTCTCGGATATAGCCGACTTCTGGTTATAACTTACCCATAAGCCAAGTCGCTGGATATTAAAGTCTAACGAATCACCTGCCAACTCACCGCGGACATTACGTTCCGACAGGATAGTTCCGAGTGAAGGGTTGTACTTATACCACAAATCCACATCCGAAATATTATCCGTCTGTTCGCTTATCGACCATTCCGCCCATCCCGTGTCCTGGGCTCTGCCCTCTGTAACACTTTCGCGGAGTCGAACAAATACATCACCACCGGATATCACTGTCGGAGGAGTTCCAACTAGGATAGTCTGTGGATTCTTGGAAGCACTGACCGTATAAATCAATGCGCTTTCCTGTTTGGATGTATATTCTTGCGCTTCGTCTATGATGAGTAAGTCGAATCCCTCACCAAGTCCGCCGTTATTCGTCCTGGTACGAAAATCTATGATTCCACCACCGCTTATCTCGATATGTTCTAGTCCGTACTGCTTTGACGCAAAAAAAGAACGCTCCGGCATAACTTTTTGTTTCCGTGAGTGTTCTTCGTATCCTGCTTTTTTTAGCAACGTGTATAATCTGTTGAACGCATCGTGTGATGTCGTTGTTCTGTGTGCAGTGTGACAGATTTTTTCGCCCAGGTTAATGATTCCGTCAAACTCCCGCGCCGCTAGGATCTCGCCTTTTCCGTTACGTCTGCTTACGCAAAGTCCGTAAACCATGTGAGTCCATAGACCGTCAGGGTTAACAGCCATGATTCCCTTGATCTGAAGTTCTTGCCATTCCAATAGTGCCTGTGTTGTGCTCTTATAAAGGTCTATTGCTTCTTGACCTTTCGAGTCAAGTTTATCGTACTCAACATTGGTAAAAGATGGACGCTGTTCGCCCATTCTCATAACCTACCTCCGTTTCGCACGTTTTCTTTCACTGTCGAGCTTTGCAAGTTCTTCCTGTCGCTCTTCCACTGAAACCGTTGACCTTTGCACGTTAGATCTTCTTGCCAGTTCTTCCGATGTGCTTTGCCATACCTTTTTACTCCATACATTCTGTGATTCACGTTTACGTTCGTTAATGTATGTAACCGTGCATCTGCAAGATTCGTGCCGAGCGTAAAACTCGTCCGGCTCCGAACCATAATCGTATGTTCCGGCTAGATTCTCACACCATTTACAACAATTTGCTTCCGGAATCCGTGAAACCTTGGTTTTTAACCCCGATTCACTTCGGAATTCTGCGTTAGTCTTGATAAAATCATCGAAAAACGCTTCGCAATTATTGACTATTGGCTCCCTGATCCATACCAGAGCTTGGTCTATCGTGATATCATCCGCGGTCATTTTATCTATTAAGCCATATATCCTCTCTTTAGGGAAATCCGGCTTAAGAGTGTTTAGATAGATTTTATTTTTCCCATCTATGACCTTCTGAATATCCGCTGCCGCTTCGTTTATCATTTTTTGGTTCGTTTCGAGTGTCGGAACAACTGTTCGAGTGGCTATATTGTAATACAATTTCCCATCCGGAAGGTTATCTTCCCTTAAAACGTCTCTTAATGCTTTCGAAGCGTTCTTACCAAGACATTCTGCGTACGTGTGGCCATCGATCTGTGTGGCCGTACCGTCTCTGATCCGTTTCGATACTTGTGCGAGTCGCCTATCTGACATCGTATGCTTCTGAAATGAAGTTTCGATCTCGGATAGTAACTCCGGTACCACGTCTACCATATTTAATTTTCCTTTCCCCGTTATGTTTTACAAGCTACGGACAGTTTATAATCCTGTTATTTCGTATATCTTCTCTTCAGTGAGATAATCAGGGAATGCTGTATTGATCTTTCCAATAGCATCACCGATAGATCCCAACATAGATACGTCAGCAGGAAATACCGGAGTCCACACAGGCGTTGTATATGCCAACTGTGAACGAAGGTATTTTACATTATCTCGAATACAAGCTCCGAGGAATCCGGCATTCATGATACCGATATTAAAACTCTTCTGCGCTTTCTTGGCAGTGAGTCTTAAATTTTCATGACTAGCCTTGATAGCGTCATAACTTGAAGGGTTGCTTTGAGGAAATCCAAGATCGTCCAAAGTCAAACCTACTTCACCTGCGAAGATAGATGCGAACATCCTCAACTGCTCAACGTGCGGTCCCATGTTCTGCTGCGAGAACTGACCGAGCTTAACATGATCTTGGCCATCGTCATTTAATGTGAAACTCATCATAGCGGACATAGCTGCGGTCCATTTATTCATTTGTTCCGCGTTTGGATCTAGTCCGGTTGCATATTTTTGCGGGAATGAATAAAATTCTGCTGCTATCTCGGAACGTTTTATCGTTCTTAATGCGCTTCCAACATTTGCCATACACGCTCTCGATATACGCGAGTGTCCGAATGGCCTTACGCTATCCGGTCTAAATACAAACGGAACCAGACACGGATACGGAGCTTTGTTCGTTCTATTATCTACAAGATCTCCATTCTCGTAATATGCTGTATATTCGTATGTGAAGTACGCTTCCTTTGTAACGTTACCGAATTCGTCACGTTCAAGAACCGCGTACCCTTCATTAAGCATTCCACTAATGGGATCTATGATACCTGTCGCATTTCCACCATCGATAACTTGTAATCTTGGAAATCCTGTGGAATCTTCGCTAATATAAATAAAATCACAAGCAGAGATCAAGGCTCCAAGTATGGCAGAATCGAAAAGGACATCACTATTATTAAGGTCGTAGATTCCCTCCAGGTCAAACACATCATTACGGAATCCGTAAAAATCTAACCTGTCCGCTAGACAGTCAACAGCCTTTGCGCACCATCCGACAACACTATTCCAATACTTCAGTTCCGGCGGAGAAGATATCCCGAAATCGAAAGTTACGTTCTTCATTTCGTAATATTGATATCTTTTCAGGACACGTAGCCTTTTCTGCTCTAGTTTCTGCTTCAAATATGATATTCCGTAATAATTCATACCTTTTTAACCTTAAAATAAAATATTATTGACCATGCCAGTCAAATTTTGCGAGATATTTGTACA